CAAGGAAATACCGCAGCAAAAGATGAAATGCACATTGTAGTAATGGACGAAGACGGTGATATTACCGGTGTTCCTAACACAATCCTCGAAGTATGGCAAGGATTGTCACGTGCTACTGACGCTAAAGATGTAGACGGCGGAAATCTTTACTACAAAGATGTAATTAATCAATCTTCGAAGTATATCTGGTGGGCAAATGATTCAACAACTGCTACATCAGCAACTGCTTTGAATGTTGCGTCTTCGACTGCAACTCGCCCAGCTGTGATGTCATTCGCACATGGCCGCGATATTCCTGGTGAAGCTGATACTAGCAACATCGGTGATATTCTACGAGCATATGATAAGTTTAAGTCTGCTGAAGACTATGACATTTCATTGGTACTCGGCGGTAAGTCAATCGGTATTAACGGTGTAACTGTTTCAAACTACATCATTGACAATATCTGTGAGCGTCGCAAGGATTGTGTAGCATTCGTCTCGCCTGAAAAGGCTGATGTAGTACGTAATTCTGGTGATATTACAGAAGATGTAGTTGCATTCAGAAATAATCTGCGATCGACTTCTTACGCAGTACTTGATAGTGGATACAAGTATCAGTATGATAAGTACAATGACATCTATCGATGGATTCCGCTCAACGGTGACATCGCTGGTCTTTGTGCCTATACTGATGACTCACGTGATCCATGGTGGTCGCCTGCTGGCTTCAACCGCGGCAATATTAAGAACGTTGTTAAACTCGCTTGGAACCCCAAGAAAGGAGAGCGCGACATTCTTTATAAGAACGGTGTGAATCCATGTGTTAACTTCCCAGGTCAAGGTATTGTAATGTTCGGTGATAAGACGCTGCTCGCTAAGCCTTCAGCGTTCGATCGCATCAACGTACGTCGACTCTTCATTGTTCTTGAGAAAGCGATTGCTACTGCTGCTAAGTTTACTCTCTTTGAATTCAACGATGAGTTTACTCGAGCAAGCTTTGTCAACCTCGTAACGCCTTATCTACGAGATGTACAAGGTCGTCGCGGTGTTACGGACTTTGCTGTAATCTGTGATGAGACGAACAATACCGGTGAAGTAATTGATCGTAACGAGTTTGTTGGTGATATCTACATCAAACCAGCTCGAAGCATCAACTTCATCCAACTCAACTTCGTCGCTGTACGCACTGGCGTAGAATTCTCCGAAGTTATTGGACAATTCTGATAAATAAGATAAATAAGAAAAACACAGGAGAATAACTAATGGCATTTAGCGTACAGAACTTTAAGTCAGCGGCTCTCAGTCAGGGTGGGTATCGTCCCGCCCTGTTTGAAGTACAGGTCACGACTTTAGGTGAAGAGTTCAATCTGCTTTGTATGTCATCACAAGTTCCTTCATTTACGACTGGTATTATTGAAGTACCTTACTTCGGTCGTAAAGTGAAGATTGCTGGTGATCGAACATTCGCAGAATGGACTACGACAGTAATGATCGAAGAAGACTTCAGCCAACGTGCAGTACTCGAAGAGTGGGCTCGAAAGGTAAATGACGGTCCTTCTAACATTCGATCTTACGGTTCACCTGAAGACTATAAAGAAGATGCTACTATCAAGCTTTATGGTAAGACTGGCTCTAAACTTCGCGAGTATACACTTGTTGGTTGCTGGCCTTCAGATGTTGGTACTATTGAATTGGATTGGAACACTACTGACACGATCGGTACTTATACGGTTACGTGGTCATTCGATTACTTTAACCCCGGTTCCTAATCCGGTCCGCCTTGACTAATCAATAGAGGGGATATAAATAACTATATCCCCTTTATTTCATCGGAGATAATGAATGGACCTTTTTGGATTTGAAATAAACAGGAAGAAGGAGCAGAAAGAAGCTGAAAAGCTAGTCTCCTTCGTTCCTCCCTCTAATGAAGACGGTGCACTTACCGTTGCAGCGGGTGGTGTCTATGGCACCTACGTTGATCTCGATGGTTCAGTCCGAACCGAAGCAGAACTTGTCAATAAGTATCGAGCAATCTCGTTCGATCCTACTATTGATATGGCTATTCAAGAAATTTGTAACGAAGCAATCGTTGAAGACAGCGATGAAGATACCGTCTCTATTGTACTAGATGATGTAGAACAGCCAGACAGAATCAAGAAAACTATTCAAGAAGAATTTAATAATGTTCTTCAGTTGCTTGAATTCAATCGTCTAAGCTACGAATTATTCCGACGTTGGTATGTAGATGGTCGTCTATATTACCACGTTCTAGTCGATGAGAAAAAACCTACCAAAGGAATTCTCGAAGTACGATATGTCGACCCTCGTAATATTAAGAAAGTACGAGAAATTAAGAAAGAAAAAGATAAGAGTACCGGTGTTACTATTGAAAAGGTAGTCAATGAGTATTATATGTACTCACCGTCTGGTTTTTTGAAGCGTACAGGTTCTTTAACTGGTTCTACAATGAACACATACGGTTCTTCAGGTTCAGCATCAGCTGAAGGTGTGAAGATTGCAAGAGACGCTGTAGTATATTGTACTTCAGGTTATCAGAGTCTTGATAACAAACTCATTCTTTCTTATTTGCAAAAAGCTATTCGACCACTCAATCAGTTGCGTTCGTTGGAAGATTCGTTAGTTATCTATCGTATCTCACGTGCACCTGAACGTCGAATCTTTTATGTAGATGTTGGTGGTTTGCCTAAAGCGAAAGCTGAGCAATACCTCTCTGACATCATGACCAAATTTAAGAATAAGGTTGTCTATGATTCATCTACAGGTGAAATCAGAGATGATCGCAAGTTTATGACAATGCTCGAAGACTTCTGGCTTCCTCGCCGAGAAGGTGGTCGTGGTACTGAAATTACAACGCTGCCTGGCGGCCAAAATCTAGGAGATATTGATGATGTTGTTTATTTCCAAAATAATCTATATCGTTCTCTCAATGTACCCATCTCTCGCTTACAACCAGAAACTACGTTTTCTCTGGGTCGTGCTACAGAGATTACTCGGGACGAAGTAAAGTTCGGCAAGTTTATTACACGACTCCGTAGTAAATTCTCTGAGTTGTTTATGAAGTTACTCGAACGTCAGCTAATTCTCAAAGGTGTATGTACAACAGAGGATTGGACAGAGTGGAAGCAACAGATTGATTTCGACTTTGCTGTTGATAACTACTTCGAAGAACTCAAGCTTGCTGAATTGAATCGCGATCGAGTTGGTTTAGCAAGAGAAATGGAAGAGTATGTTGGTAAGTATTACTCACACGAGTATATGAGACGTTATGTACTACAACACTCTGAAGCTGAGATCGAAGAAATCGATAAGCAAATTGCTGAAGAGAAAACTGATGAAAGATATGTTGATCCTGAAGAATTACAACAGGATCAACCCGAACAAGAAGAACCTGCACCTTCACCAGCTGGCCAATCATTTAAGTTAGTGCCAGACGATGAGAAAGACGAAGACGCAGCATAAAGCCGTTTTCTTTATAAATAAAGGTGTAATGTAATTGGAGATACAATATGACTGATGTAACTGATTTTATTGGCGCTGCTATAGCAGATAAGCCGGTCGCAGCACTAAAAGCTTTTTCTGCGGCTATGGAACCCAAAATTTCTGATGCTTTAGATACACGTTATTCTGAAGTGTCAAATCAGGTGTTCAACCCACAAGTCGAAGCTGATGACGAAGCAGAAATAAATGAGCTAGATACGGAAGTTGAAGAACCTCAAGCAGAATTAGAAACAGAAATGGAAGAACCTCAAGATGTCTGACTTACTTAGTAACATTTTAGAAAAGTACAAGAAAGCGGGTACGCTCGACATCGATCGTTCTGGCGCAGACGGCAAAGAGAACGACTTTATCGGTAAGCACACTGATAATGTTGAAACCTTTGATGGTCCTGGCATGAAAGAGATCGATGCTGCTGTTGCCGCTGTTTCACATGCAAAGCGAGCACCACATCACGGCTACGAAGTAGATGGTGATGACGATGTATATGAGTCTACTGATATGACATACGCTGACGATATTGAAGAGTTGGCTGGTATCGAATATGACGACGAAG